AGTGGACCGACGGGCCTTATGATGCCGGAAGTCGACCGCTGCTTCGCTCGTGCAGGTGTATCCTGCAGTTCCACGATGATTGAGTTCTTCAAGGCCGGCAATCGTGCCGGGTGTAAGTCGATCTCTCGCGCTGCCGCATTGTCGCGCGCTTATGAGTTCGCGGGTTGGGCGCCCACCATTTCCGTCAAGTACCTCCGTTTTTACGAGAGTTTGGGCGGCAGCACCCACGTCGACCGCGACTTGAAGATGCGCACAGTCGGCGATGTCGAGGACTTCGCTGAGTCTGACATTGTCAGTGAGATCAACTTGAAGAACGGTGCCGCGATGAGCTTCGACACCTCAGAGCTTGACCGCCTCAAGGCCACTGGTTTTGAGTGCACGCATGAGGAGTTGTTGGGCTTTAGCGTAAGAGTGTGGGACTATGACCTGCTCAAGGATTGGGAGGGTTTCCGCGAGAGCCTTCCCAGCTCTTGGCGCTCCGCTTAGGCGGGGCTTTCAGCTCGTGAAGACGCGTGGCTGTGTCGATAATTAACCATTAAGCCATTTTGGCCCTTGGTTTTAATTAAAGTCCCAGGGCTCACGGAGGAAATGCCGTGGGTGAGAAGGCGTAGGACCAATGCATTCAAGGGGAAGTTCCGCCCCCCTCTCCGGGTCCCGGGTACCGAAGGGAGATACCCGAAGGAGCCAGCCTTATTCTTGATCCCTGGGCGTGGAGCCCGCCCAGGGGGCAGCATGGCGGATAACCTGTGACGGAGCAGGCCTGAGGTGAAGGCTATGTCGAACGCGGGTTCACCACCGCGTGGGGTTTGGCCACCCTTAATCGGCAGCAGGAGGGGCCCCTCTCCCGCGCATCCCTAAGGGATGTGACCCTGGCACCCAAGCCGTAAGGCGTGGACTGTTGGAAGGGCCCCCAAAGAATGGTTGCGAAGTGACCCAGCACTGCTAGACAAATCTGGGCGTACCTAGTAACAAGAGCACGTTTCCAAGCCCGCCGACCTCTCACGTGGACTATCAAACATTCACGGTAGTCGTTGACCCATTTCCAGTCATGTCGGTTGTGGTGGTTTCTTGAGCACCACCTTTGGAAGCACCAGGAGTTAGTCGCCCTGCCCCGGCGCCGAACGGTTCGTCCGATAGTTTTGGCCGGGATGTGCGGAGCGTGCTCTGGGTACGGGTGGACCGTCGCGTCGGTCGTTTTAGGCTCGTTAAACATTTAGTCAGTTGCCACTTTGGCACACGACGACCTGGGTGAGGATCTGTCCCGCCCAGCATACGTCCGCAACTAATAGACCGTTGCGTCATCGCGATGGCTAAGGGGATCAGGAACAGGAACGTCCTTAAGAGGGCGAAGCTGAAGAAGCGAACGGGCGGCAGACTTTACGGCATCAAACAAGGTGTCGGGAAGGTTACTCGGGATGCGTTTCCAACTAAGCGCACGAAGAAAGTTCCCGTCGGATCTAAGAAACAGTCAGTCTTGGTGAAGTATGCATTGAACGCTATGCACCCAATGCACTTACCATTACCGAGGGCCGTAGGTGGTTACACTGTTATCCGAACTACTGACGTCGTCAACGCTAACGCGGAGGCGGTCATGTTCGGCACCTTCAAGGGCCCCGGGCAAGAATTTACTGAGACTACTTGGCTCAGCAACATTGCAGTCCGCTGTGTCGACGTCGACCTGCCAATCAACTCATCGGGCGATGGCAATGCGTACTTCTACGGAAGCACCGCACTTGCAGCCCCGGCGTTGACAGGAGCTCGAATGGTACCAGCGGCTATTACCGTTCAAGTCATGAACGGGCAAACGTTGCAGAGCGCCGATGGCATTTGCTATATCGGTAGGAGTAAGACTGTCTTGGATCTGATGGGTGATGACAGGACGTGGGCGACCGTGATGGGAGAACTGGTGTCGTACAGCGCACCGAGATTGTGCTCCGCCGGTAAGCTCGCTCTGCGAGGCGTTCAAGTCAACGCAATCCCGAACAATATGTCCGTGCTGTCCGATTTTGTACCGCGGCGCATACCACAATCAGGACGAAAAGAGTGGACCGAGGGGACATACGCGGCTGACTTCGAGGGTTTTGGACCAATTTTCGTTTATAACCCTGACAAAGTGCCGTTGAAATTCCTGGTCACGATAGAATGGCGCATGCGATTCGATCCCCTTAACCCAGCCTACGCCGGGCACACCATGCATCAACCAGCCTCCGAATCAACATGGAGCAAGGTGATCGGTGAGGCCGAGTCGTTGGGCAACGGCGTGATGGACATCGCTGATGTCACCGCCGATGTCGGGATGGCCGCGCTAGGTGCTGCGCCCTTCCTCCTTTGAGGGGGCGCGGGGTAGCGGATGTGTGCTGGCTGGGACCCAGGAGGTCCTCTGCAATTGCACACGACACAGCCGGGACCACTTCGCCAGGTGGCTCCCTTATTAATTAAAAATCCCTCG